GAGTAACTTCGCTTAAATCTAAGTGTGCTGATAGTTTCATAATAAATTATATATAAAATAAATTAAACCAATTACCCATAAGGTAAAGCCAATAATTAATGCTCTTTTCTCGTTATTCGGCATCTTTCTTGATTGAGAATTTGTCAATTGTGCTTGTACCCATTGCAGCTATGCAAATAGCCATAACGCAATCAACCAGCTTATCGCTTGGTGCAACCTCAATATGACTAAATGAATTAGCCAATAAAGTGATACATAAAAACAAAGCACTCATTAAAGCGATTACTCTTTTAGTGCTTATTGACCCTCTTTCATCCGATAATAAATTTGCAATCCATTTCATTTTTATTCTGTTTTAATTAGTACTAATGCCATAAATAAAGCTAAAGTCCAAATCCTGTTTATACCTTTTTCTTTCTCGAAGGCTTCTTTGAACTCTTGGTCAATTCCTGTGGCTGGTTTAATATTTTCGATATGAAATCTGTAAAGATTGATTGTATCTTGTTTTTTGCTAATTTGATTAATTGCTGAATCATAATATCTTGTTTTAATTTTTAATGAATCTATTGTTTTGTTATAACCTAAATACAAAGCGTTTATTTCTTTGCCTTGCTCAATGGTCATTATAACAACAGAATCTTGTTTAATTTTTCTTATTTGAGGGTATTGCGAGTAACTTGAAACTGACACCAGTATCATTACTAACACTATCCAAAGTTGCTTTGACTTCACTTAATTCCGTTTTTAATGTTGTTACCTCTGTTTTTAATTCCTTTATAGTTTCAACTGCCTTTTGTACCAGCTCCGCCTCTTTTTTACTTGCCTTAGCTTGTACTTGAACCGACAAATCATTCGTTTGAGTTACCTTATTCATTAACTTTTGGAACTCTATGTCCTCTTTTGTTTCCTCGCTTTGGTTTTGAGCCGATGCCGTACAACCGAATAGAAATATAAATAATAAGTATTTCATTACTTAATAGATTGGATTTTACCTAAACTTTCTAAAGTGCTTAATTTAGCCGTAGCCGATGCCAAAGATGAATCACATCTTCTTAAAGCCAATTGCATAATGTCTACCTTTTCATCTAATTTCTGCACCTTAACCGCTTGGCTTGTGATTTGGTCTTTAAACGTAGAACGTACATCAATATACAATGCAGATATTCCACATAGAACGATAAATAAAGTAGCTACAACAGGATTCTTTGCGAAATCTTTAAATGATACAGGTAATGCCATTTTAGAACAATTTTATATAATAACCCAATGAATAATGATTTGTAGTTGCGTTTATCGTAAATAAGCCGTTTTTAGCCGTTTTATACCCTAAGCCAAGTCCTAAGCCGACTTTATTGTCAAATGCCCTTAAATCGCCTATAAGACCCAAATAAACCTCGCTTTTAGGCTTTGGAGTAATTACTTTGGTAATTGTTATAGTCGGTAGGTTAAAATTGGCACTAAAACCCCTTCCTTGTATCTTGTTTTGGCTTATTGTGTCTTGGATGTATGCGTATCCAATAGAATCTATGCGCATAGTATCGGAATAAACCTTTACTTGGTTATAGTCTTTAACGATGGTAATTGTATCGTGAACCTCATCTATAAGGTAGGTTGTGTCTAAAACTACAAAAGGGATTGATTTCCCTTTAATAAACTTAGTAAAAGTTTTCTGTTGGTAAACTGTGTCGGTGTCTATGATAACCGATGGTTGACCTATGTATGAGGATTTATCCTTAATGAAAAGAAATACTATAATAACCAAAATTGCTATTACAATATTCTTATACATTACTTAAATCTTTTAGCAGCCTTGATGTAATAACGAATGGCAAAAACACCTGAAATAATAGCAATCAAACTCGCTATGAGTGAAACTACTGGTTGCACATTTACAACACTAATAAATGCGGTTGTACCGCTAAGAATAGTTAATAAGTCCGATTGATTGCTATTATGTACCATTAGTCTTCTTTTGTTTCTTGTGGTGGATTTTGCTCTTGTGCTAACTTACCCAAGAATTGCAATAATGGTAAACCATAAGCAGTTGGGATTGTGTTAATAAAGGCTTCTAATTCCTTGATTTGTGTTTCGTTTAGTGTTATCATAGTTTTTATTTTATATACAAATATAGTTAAATATTCAATTAAATCACATCTTCAATAATTGGTTCTGGAGTAGGCTCTGGTTGAGGAGGTAAAGGAGGTATAAAATCACCTGTGATTGTTAAGTTAAGTTGAGCAGCTACCCAATCCCAAGCATAAGAATCTACTTCCCATTGAGTGTAGGCTTCTCCTGTCATTTCTAAACTTCCTTGTCTTACAGGTAACCCTTGATTGCCATCTTCTTTCTCAGTAAACAAAAGGTAAGCAAAAGTTGCACTTAATCCTAATGTTACATTTGCAGCATAAGTGTTTAATATCTTAGCTTCTAAGTTTTGTCCGTTATCCCAAATTGATACAGGTTGTATTGTCTTCATTTTATTTATTTTTTAATTCTTCAATTTCTGCTTTTAATTCTTTTATAGCTGCAACTAATAAAGGTATAACTTCACTATAACTTACACCTAAATCTCCTGTTTTTTCATCTATTGTAACTACCTCTGGTAATACTTTTATTAAATCTTGTGCAATTAAGAAAGTTCTTTTAGTACCTACTTCATCAGTTTTGTACCTTCCAATAACAGACCTTAAAGAATTAACTTTATTTATTGCATCTTCAATTGGTACTAAGTCAGTTTTAAATCTTTCATCAGAGTTTGCAATCCAAGCAACACCACCACTTGCCAAATAAACACCTTGTGAACCACCACATTGAACATTTACTCTTGGGTTTCCGTCTGTCCATATTCTACCTTGAATAATATCTGCTGGTGTTTGATACCATTCAATATTTGTATCAACAGTTGGAGTAATAAAAAGTCTCATATTACCGCCAGATGTGATTCTCATTCGTTCGGTAAGTGTAGCGTTACTACCTGCACTTCCTGTAGCAGCAGAAGATATTGCAAAAGTACCCCCATCAGCGTTTTCTAATTGCATAAATGTTCCGCCACCTGTAACTATTCTTTTCCAATTTGCACCGTCATAATAAAGATTATTAGAAGTGTAAATAACGTTATTAACTGCAAGTTTAAATAAACCACCTCTATCTGAAATTGCTAAACCAGTAAGAGTTGTAGCACCAGCAAATGGACTACTCGTTCCGATTCCAACGTTACCACCGCTTGTGATATTCATTGCATCACTTGTTCCAGATGTATTAAAACGCAAACCACCCATATTATTTGACATAGTGAATGTCGCAGTAGCATTTGTGTAAAACAATGATGCCATAGTATCTGCACTCTGCCTAAACCTTAGAAATATATTACCAGTTGTGTTTGATTGAATTGCTAAAATTGGTGCAACTCCTGTAATTGTAGTATCACCATTAGTTGCTATCGACATTTTAGTAGATGTAACACCATTAGTCCAAAATGTAATACCTCGTCCAGTTGCTGCTGCTATATATAAATCATCAGAAGTTCCAGCAAATATTCTATGAGTGCCATCCGTATTTCCAGTTAATCCTAAAGTTTTATAAGTTGAACCATAAGTACCATCATTTCCTAAAGACATAACTCCATTAGCATTTAAACTACCACTAAACGTAGCACTTGTTCCACTTAATGCACCTGTTAAAGTTCCACCTGTTAAAGGTAGGTAACCACTTAAGGCACTACCATAGTTAGGTATATTTAAAGTAGAACCAACAAATGTTGCTGCACCACTTGTACCTGTTGTAGTTAATGTTATTGGATTTTGTTTAGCATTCCAAGTTGATGCACTTGATATATAAGCATCTGCTATTGCACTACCTTGCCAAGTTCCTAAGTTTACTATACCATTTGCGGTTATTTTAAATCTTTCTAAGAAACTACCTGTTTGTGTATTACCAAAAACAAAATAATCATTAGTTAAATCATTATCGCCTACGCTAAATCTCATAATACCTGTATCAACAGTAGATTCTTGATGTTGAATGTATGCAGCATCATTTTGACTACCTGTTGCTGGAAAATTTAAAGTAGCTATGCCACTTGTTTTTTGTATACCTAATTCACCATTTACTAAAGCAGTACCATTTACAGTTAACATAGAAGGTAAAGAAGCTGGATTGCCTATTCCAACAAATCCGTTTGCGCTATTAACTCTTAAATTCTCTGCTCCTATTGTTATAATTTGGAAATCTCCTTCAGCCGTTAAACTTAATCCACCATCAAAGTTTCTTAAGTTTGCCGACAAGTTATTAAACAAAGCTAATCTTACACCATCGGTAGCAGTAAGACCACTTGCGTTATTATGTAGCCATAATTGACTTTGAGTACTATTGTAAATATCTATTCCGTTATTAGGAGTCAATATACCAACACCAAAGCTACCAGATTCAGTAAGTGAAACAAATCCACTTTGATTTAGTAAAGTCAAATTTCTTGCAGATGCAGTTCCTAATTTAGCCGTTTCTATTGTGTTACCATAAGTAGAATCTATTGCGATTCCTATTCCGTTATAATTAGATGAACCTGTTTTGATAAGTAAACCATATCCACTATTTAAAGCAGCATCAGCACCTATTGTTGCATTAGGAACGCTTGTATTAACCCCTAATCTATTTGTTGATGCATCGTAAATAAACCCAGCTTCCGATGTCAAACTATTTGTACCATTCCAATAAGCAACTCTACCATCTGCACCACTACCAGTAATATCAGAAGTAATTGTCCAGCTTCTATCTGCACTTAAATCATAAGAAACTCCATTAATACTTAAAGTTCTTGATGTAGGTACACCACCTAAACCAGCTAAAGTGTAATTAGGTACGTTTAAAGTATTGCTTATAAAAGTTGCAGCACCACTTGAACCACTTGTTGTTAAGCTAATTGGTGATTGATAATCCGTATTTGCAACGGCAGCAGTAATTACACCACTAACAGATTTAAGTAAAGCATTAGCAACCTTTGATTGATAAATACTACCATCGGCACTATTTACTCTTAGGTTTTCAGCACCTAAAGTAATGATTGAGAAATCACCTTCAGCCGTAATACTGAACGCACCTTCGTAGTTCCTTAAATTAGCCGTATTAGTGCTAAATAAAGCCAATCTAACACCATCCGTTCCTGTTATGCCAGAGTTAGCCGTATGAAGCCATAAATAGGCACTTGTGCCATTATAAATGTCTAATCCAGTATTAGGACTTAAAATGTTTACCCCTAAATTACCAACCTCTGTTATAGAAATGTAACCGCTTTGGTTTAACAAGGTTAAGTTCCTCGCTAAAGCCGTTCCTAACTTTTCAGTTGATATTAAGTTTCCGTATGTTGAATCAGTACCGAATCCGATACCATTATAGTTTGCATTGTCGCTTTTAAGCAATAAAGAATATCCACTATCAATCCCAGCGTTTGCACCAATCGTTGCATTTGGAACTGAAGTATTAACTCCAAGTCTATTAGTAGAAGCATCGTAGTTAAACGCTGCCTCACTTGTTATGCTTGTAGGACTATTAAAATAAGCAATTTGTGTACTATTTCCTGTTCCTGTAATTGGGTCAGTTATTGTATTCTGCTTGTTATTGAACGTACTCCAATCTGTTGAACTTAATTTACCAGTATTTATAGCCGAAGCCACAGGCAAATTGAAAGTATGAGTAGCTACACTTGAAGATATCCCAAAGTCTGTTCCACTTGTTCCTGTCGCAAAGAATTGGTTTTGTCTTGTAAGGTTATTTAAAGAAATTAATCCTTTTGAGAAAGTAGTAACCACTTGACACAAATGATTGTTCTCGGTATGTAAAGTAACTGTTCTACCATCTACGTTTACATATATTCTAATCGCTATTCTATCTGTTACAGTCAATACGCTTTGAGCAACTGGTATAGCAAAGTAGTAAGGTTTAATTACAGTTCCTTCAGTAATGTACTCTGGAACTCCAACGCTTGTGCCTAATAAGGTAAAAGTTGTGCCATCATATTTGTAAACCTCTGCATAAGTAAAAGGGTCTCCTGTGTTATTATTTACACTAAAATAGAACTCACAATTAAAGTTACCAGCAGGTACTTCTAATAAAGCAGGGTCATTAGCATCAGTTAAGTAACTCGCTACATATCCATTAGCCGAAATAGCAATATCAGTTCCAGCACCAGCGATAGGTGTTTTGCCTAATTGTCTATAAGCAACCCCTCCGATTGTACCTTGACTTACACTTGAGTTAAGATAATAAGAAACTGAACTACCACCACCTGTTGATGTAGGAAAGTCAGCTAAAGTACCATCTCCTCTTACATATTGAGATGCAGCACCATCTAAAGCGGTTACTACACCACTATTAGCCACTACTGGACCTTGTATATCCCTAATCTTTGCTTCTCCTGTTACTTGTAATTGACTCATAATATTTTATTGAAATAATCCTCTAATATATTCCCCAGCTGCTAAAGGTCTACCAAAAGTAAGAACTCCTGTCGCACTCACAAACTTCACATCATCTCCTGTTGGAACTCCTGTTGTTAATATGTTTTGTGCATCCACACCACCTCTTGAAACGTAAAGACAAGCATATCCAATCGTGTCAGCAAATGTTATTGATGTTTCTCCACCACTTGCCGTGTAACCTTTTGTCTTAACAGGGTTAGCACCTACGATAATAACACCGCTTGGGTCAACCTCCGTTCCTGTTGTATTGTATGCTCCGCTACCTTGTAGGCTTACGTTGTAAGTAGCCACATCCTTTACTGGAGCATTTATTGCTAAACTTGATATATTACAAATTCCATTAATAATTGTTAAACCATCAACTCCGTTATCTACCACAAACTTAATTTCTATTGGTGTTCTTGATAATTGCTTCTCAAGCATAAACAAATAAGAAAAACCACTCAAAATAATCAACCCATCACAGGTAACACTCCAAGTAGCTACATCGTTTTTATATTCACGAAACCAAGCACTTGATTGGCTTGTTACCTCTTTTTGGTCTACGCTTACATTAAAAGCACAATTTGTACTACAAGCAAACGCAACATCCACCTCTGGGTCTACATCTGTTCTATGCCAATAAAGCATTACGTTATTTCCTATTACTGCTGCCATATTACAAATTTAATCAATTATCCGAATGTTTCTAATATTTCCCCAGCACCACTTATTCTGTATGCTTGGAAGTAAGTATCTGTAACTAAAACTTTCCACCAAATACCAGCACCATTAAATCCAACAATTAACAATTCACTTGAATAGAAGAAATCTCCAACTGAAGGAACACCAGCTTGTTCTAAATAAACTAAGTTACTTGTTAAAGGTGCAGCCAAAGCAGCTTCTTTAGTTACATAACCATTAGACCTAAAGTGTCCAAATCCAGTTAATTCTCTTGATAATGGATTAGTATCATAAACTGTGTTCATAGTAGTTACTATGTTATTAGGATTTATGTCTAATAAAGTAGCCGTTATAACATCATTAGGTAAATCTATTGTTGAATTACCTATTATGTATTTTTTATTTGTTACGCTTATTTGAGCAGGGTCTAAATCAGTTGCCGTTATTCTCATTGCACCACTAAATCTACCATCATCCGTTTCCATACCCATAAAAGAAGCATCCAAGTTAATAATGTTTTTATTTAAGCAGTTTGAATATTGCTTAACTACTAACTCACTTAAACTTCTATATTTTTCATCTGGATATTCTTGTCTGTACCAATCAATCAACATACCACCATTTGAATCGCTTATATATCCTGTGTAGTTATATTTAGCATCATTAATGTCATTGAATCCCATTGGCAAGTCAATATCTAAAACATATTCCTCTACATCGTTTATATAACTTTCGGTAGTAACCTCTTTAAAGAAGCTATCTATTTTTAAGTTAAAATTGCTTATTTCACCTTGCTTAACTGTGTTTTTCCAAAAACCTGCCGAATTGCTGCACATAATAATCTCCATATATAAAGAACCAAAAATAGGACAAGGTGCAGCTTCTATTGTAAAATTTACTACTGGCGAAGAACCATAATAAGGATAATAATAATAATGGTCATTTGGGTTTACTGCAATAGACCAACCTTTATCTTGATTTAAAAAATACGAATTACCACCGACAGGTTGTACTTGTAACTTTAAAAGGAATAATGCATTTGGTGTTCCAGATACAGTTCCTAATGTTGCAAAATCAAATGATAATTTTATTATTTCACTTGGATTTATAAATGGTAAATTATTAGCAGTTACAGATGAAAAGTGTGGGTTAGCAGTTGGATAATCAATAATCCAAGAATTGAATTTTTTTTCTGGTGCTGATTTAACATATATTGTTCCACCATTTCTATTTGCTAACCAAGAAAAAGCATTGCTTACTGTTGGACTTACTACTGTAAATGTTTTAAGATTCCAGTTTGTAATGTAGTTATTAGGATATTCAACAACCTTATTAAACCTAATTTTATTATAACCCTTTTTAATTAACTTAAATTGACTATTGTCTACAAAATATAAACCGCTTGTATTACTTGAAAAACCTTGTATTTCATTTGTATCGCTTATTATTAAATCATCAAATATAGTACCATCACTATTGTAAATAGTTGCATAATATGAATCTTGTGCAAATTGTGTTAAAGGAATTATGTAAAAGTTTCCTTTTGCTTGAAATAATCTTGAACCAAATGACTTAACAATTCTTGTTAATACATCAAGACAATTAGTTGCTTCTTGATTACTATTTATAAAGGTTGCATAGTTAATGTAAGATTGAGCCAAACCATCTGCACTTAAATCATCCGTTCTATTATCCATTCCATCTGCATAAAAACTAACACCACTAATTATCTTATAATCTATTGGGTAATTTATTTGACCTAAAGCAATTGATATAAAATCTTTTGCGCTTTCTACATATACTAACTCTGTTTCATCACTTAATGGTAATGGTATTGTTTCTAACATACCTAATCCATCAATAGCATTAAAATATAAATCTTTTCTACCTGTTGAAAATACATATTGAACGTTATCACTTAATATCCATCCTATAAAATCTACATTTGCACCACTTAATAATTCAACAAAGTACTTTCTATCATTCAATGTAGTAAAGTCTGGCATATCCTCTACATTGTCAGTAACATCTATTGCCACACTTAATTGGCTTACATATATTGGCTCAAAAGCATCATCGCTTCTTGGTATATATTGTAATTGTAAATTTATACAAGGATATTCTATAATCTCTCCATCGTAACCATCCTCATAAATATTTAATACACTTGTAACATCCGATTTAGTTGCTGCCGTGATTCTATATTTTATTTCGTATGCCATTAGTATCCTCTTCTTATATTTAAGTTATTGTTGGCTCTTTGAGTTGCCAAAACCAAATCAGAACCTTTTATTACAAATTGACCTTGTGATGCGTTATTATTAGCTACTCCACTTGGATTAAAACTTGGATTATTATTACCTGCGTTAACAATAGAACCTGCTACTCTTGCGCCACTTAAAGCATTGCCTACTAATCCTAATGCAGCAAACGCACCTTTAAGAGCAGGGAAAGCGTTCATAATTTTTTCAAATATTAATGCTTGAATAACCATTGCAGCAATATTCTTACCTATTTGTAAAAAGGCATTTGCAAAAGCCTCTAAAGGATTTTGTCCTTGTTGCATAGCATCGTACATTGCAAATAAACCATTAGTTACGTTACTTGATAATGTTTGAGCAAATTGAGCATAAGATTGTGTTAAATCATCTATTCTTTTCTTTTCTGCTGCTTCAGCATCAAGTTGAGTTTTATCTTTTTTAAATATATCTTGCATATATGCACCAAAACCATTTTTATTAGATTGTTCTAATAAATCCTTAGCTTGTTTTTCAAAGAATGATTTTCTTTTATCATCTTTTACACTTTTTTCTGATTCTAATTCAAATGTATCTAAAGGCTCTAATCCTATTGATTTCATTTTCTCCCTAAGAGCCTTCATTTTAGCTAACTCTAAATTAAGTTGCTTATTTTCTTCTCTTGCGTAGTTTACAATAGGAGAAGGACCTTTTTTTGGGTCTGGAGTTTCAAATTCACTTACCGCTTTTACGAATTCTTTATTTTTTAATTCTGCTTGTGCAATAAGTTTGTCAAGTGTTGCTAATTCAGCATCATACTTAATTCCAACACGCATTTTTTCTGCACTAACTCTTACTGCTTTAGGGAAACCAAATATAGATTCTAATTTTTCAGCTTCTTTTAGTTCAGCATTGCGTTGTGCTAATAATTGTTTACGCTTTACTTGTAATTGCTTTAATTGGTCTTCATTATTAGCTTCTTTACCAATAGCTAATTCTTGTAATGATGCTAAGTTTACTAAACTTGTGTAGTATGCTCTATCTTGACCTAATTTAGCATTTTGTATATCAGCATTTTTTGTATATAAGTCTTGTAAGGATTTTAATGCAGTTTTAGCAGCCGTTTGGTCTTTTCCAACAATTACATCAACTAAATTAATACCTTTTGACCTATTAGCTTGTGCTTCTCCAGCAACCTTATAAACATCAGCATTAAGTTTATTTAATTCTTCTCTAAACTTTTTTAATTCATCTGTTGGACCTTTAAAGAAATCAGCTATTTCTTTACTATATGTAACCGCCAAAGAAGATACAACACCTAAAGCAAGACCAATACCAGCTGGACCAGTTAATCCTGCAACCATTGATTTTAATGCTTGTGATGAACTTCCGCTTTCTTTTGATAATCTTTGAAATGATTCTAATAAAGGGTTTAAGTTATTTGCAATACCTATAAATCCATAAGGAGCATCTTGTGCAACCCTTGATAAGTTTGATAAAGCATTTGTAGCATCGGCAGTTGGTCTACCAATTGTATTCATCTTTTGATTCAAAGATGTAATTGTGCCATTTAGATTCTTTATTTGAGTATTCAAATAATTAATCTCTCCAACGTTAGTAGCTTTCTTTAAGGCTGCTTCAAATTGTTTTAATAGATTTTGTGCTTTTTGTAACGAACCTTCAAAGTCAGTAGTATTAGCACCAATATTAATATTTAAATCTATAATTTCTGCCATCTTTATTAGTTTGCTCCGTACAATTTAAGTGTCCTTGCCAATTGTTCATCCGTTATCATCACTCTTTCTACATCATTATCTATATCATCTAACTCTGGTATACTCCAAAAAGCCTTCATACTTTTAGGAGTTTTCTCGGTTGTGGAACTTAAGTATACAATATAGGCAAGGTTTCTTGTCCTTGCCCATTCGTTTAACTCGTTTCTTTCCTTACCTAAAACGATAATGGAAAAGTCCTTCCAAGTCATATCCCAAAATTCATTTGGTCGTATTCCGCACTCCGCAGCTTTAACTAAGATATCATCCCAGCTTAGCTTTGTTAGGCTTTTTTTTTTCTTCTTCCTTTTTTACACCTGTAATGGTGTGGACTGTACTTTCAACGACATATTTTAAATAGTCAATTATTTGACCTTCTTCGCTAAAAATAGAACCCACTTCATCTATCCATTCACAAGCATCATCAATTGTATATATTACTTCATCTTTCTTGCTTACACAAGCAGATTTGTAACCAATATAAACAAGCTGAACTATAATGTCCAAACTTGTTTGAGCCGTTGAAAGAACTTTAAAGTACTCATCAATACCGATATTGTTTTGTTTAGTAAACTCACGCATTGACCAAGTTCCCCACTTTAGGTGGATTGTGTTGTTGTTAGTCTTTAATTCAAACATAGTTTTTTATTTTATTATACTGGTGTTTCAGTTTGAGTGATAGGAGGTACACTTACAACGAAAGTTGCAGTAAACTTCACATCATCTTTATCAGCAGCGTTAACATTAAAGTTGCTAATGAAAACTAAACTTGTAGGAGTTCCACCATAAGTAATATCACCAGCAGTTGGAACGGCTCTACCCATTTTAATTGCAAACAATGTTTGAGCAGCGTGAGCAGTATACAATTGTTGGTAGCTATCTTTAGAAGGAGTGCCTGTTTCATCAATCGCAAATCCTTCACACTCGAAAGATTGGTTAAAAGATTGATTTGGAGTGTATTGGTCTCCACACTTAGAAGTTGCATCAATTGTTCCTAAAGTTGATGTCAAAGAGTTGGTAGTCAAACAAGCAACAGGCTTGTATGTTCCATCATTGTTAATGTCAGCTAAGAGGATATAATCTCTACCGCTTACTTTTGTTTCTGCCATTTTATTTAATTTTAATTTTGAGTTATGGTTATGTTATATGTTATTAATACTCTAAAAACGTTATCTAAAGGGTTTAAGCCATCTAAGTTTCTAATGCTTTCTACACTTAAACTTGAAGCAGTAAACCCATTTGATAGGGTTATAACTGAATCCGAGTTTATATCATCCAACACTAAATCGCTTATTGTTTCAGCACGTTTATATCCAAAGTTAGCATTTTTTGTAATAATATCAACTGTGATTGAAATACTATTTGTATATCCAGCTTTGCCTTGTTCTTGACTTGATGTTCTGCCAGTCATAACAATATACTCATCACCAGCACCCTCTGGAGCAAAACCATCGTAAACAACTAATCCACTTGCACTTGTCAAGTTTGTATAAAACCACTTTTTTATCTCAATATTAGGATTTAACATTCTTCATTACGTTTAATATGTTCTTAATCAATTTAGGCTTTTCTGTTTCAAAAGAAGGTATTAAGAAAGGTTGTGGACTTAATCCATTTTTAAGGATTTTAAGAGCCATATAAAAAGCGTGTCTTTTAGCACCTTCTCCAGCTTGAATGTATCCTTTTCTTATTCCCCATTTCATTAAAGCCTCAACCATATCATCTAATTTTCCACCTTTTCTGCCTTTAAACGAACCAGCTAACTCCTCATATCCAGCTGGAATACTTACTTTACCACCTGTGCCAAATTCTACATAAGCAGCATAAGAAGCCTTTGCACCAACAGTAAAAACAATTCCTTTCTCAACCTTTTGCTCTTTTAAGTAGATGCTATTCCTTAAAGTTCCAAAGTTTACAGGTGCTAATCTCTTTGCTCCACTTTGTATATTTAATGCCGAAGCATTTATTTCATCCTTTACCCCTTGTTGCACTTTAGCATCTAAAGTATCAAGTTTCTTAAGAACATCCGACAAATTACCTATGTCAAAAGTAAACCCAGCCATTATCTGTAAATTATTAACTCCAAGAACCTATTTTGGTTCTCAACGTTCTTAATAGAATGTATTGTATATCTTGAACCTTCAACATCAACCTCGTAGGAATTGTTTATGTTAACCCCAAAACGAATGTAAAGGCGGTTTCTTTGGTCGAATTGCAATTCCGAATCATCTATCTCACGATTTTGATTATCTGGTCTTAAATCACCCCAAACTGTGCTTTGTAGGGCAAATGTAGTAGTAAACCCACCTTGACCATCACTTGTCCTTGTTGGAGCATAGATTAAGACCTCACGAGTCATCGTGTTGGCATCAACGTAATTTGCTTTCGCTTTTCCTAACTTCATACTATAAAATTGGGGATATTCTTGTCCATCTTTGACACGCTTTCCAAGACTTCTCACAAATACCAGAATCACCATCTAATCCTCTATTTTCATAGTCATAAGAGATTTGGTCTAATATGGCTAATTTAAGGTCTTTAGGGATAGTTGTATAACCAGCCTCATAAGTAGCCTTTAAATTGGCATATCTTGGTGAAACTAATTTAGGGAACTCATTACCTATCAATTGTAGGTTTGGTGTTGTAATTTCCAATCCATCTTGCTCCATATCAAACAATTCAAACGTATCAATGTCAATTGGTCCGAAAGGAATATCAAAATTGCCACTAATATTATAAAAATATGTAGTAATGTCCTTTGGTATCAAACTCAATCCTGTTGCCACTTCGATAGCTTCTCTTGCTTGTGTAATCATTAATGTAATCAAGGTATCTTCAGCACTTGTTGTAACACGGCAATACAATTTTGCCTCTGCTAAAGTAACTGGTTCTGTAATTGGTGCGATAGGAACTGCACTAAAGTCATTAATATAATTAGAATAAGACATATCCTTTTTTTACAAAATTACTTAATTTATTCCAATAAAAAACCCCCACCGAATTGGTAGGGGTCATTATTTACTAATCCTTAGAACTATACGTTACCCATATCAGCAAAGATTGCAGATGTAGTCAACATTAAGTTGATGTCTTCGTAACACTCGATACGAGCAGTTACCAAGTTCTTTTGGAAGTTCTCGCCATTCTCATAAGAGAACTCGATAGCTAATCCTTCTACTTCAACTCTCTCTAAGTAGCTATTATCAAAGATTAAAACTTTGTCATCAGTTACCCAAGATGCAGATACAACTGGAACACCCCAGATTGTAATACCACCATTAGGGTTTACGATAACACTACCAGCACCAGCATAGTAACCAGCAGCAATAGTTGCTTTCAATAAGCGACCCATTTGTTGTTGAGATACTAAAGCATAAGAAGGTACAAAGTTTGCAGCTTTTTGGTTACCGATGTAATCTACTAATTGTAACAAATCGTTAGTTTCAGCAGTTGTAGTTGAACCTGTTGCAGCACCAGATACAGTAGAGAAAAACGCAGCGTTCTCAGCCTTGAAGAAATCTCTTTGTAACATTCTTGGTAAAGTTTGAGTCAAGAAAGGTAATGACTTCAACATTTGCTTAGAGAAAGTAGAGAAACCAGCAAGGTAGTCATTTACAACTTTAACTTCAGTCAAAGAGTAGTTGTTCTCACCTTTATCAGAACCTTCAGTTTGAGCAGCGATGTTGTTAGTTAAACCAGCGTTCTCACGATAGTAAACATACAATCCAGTCTCACTTCTAACAGTAGGGATTAAATCTCTAAAGTTTAAACTTTGAGAAGGTTGGATAGCTGGGTTTGGAGCATAAGTTGCTTGAGAATCACCAGTTAAGTTACCACTTAAAGTCATTGTCTTAACATCAGATAAGTCTAAACGGAATTTTCCGCTATTCTTTAAAGACTTTTCCATTGCTTCAAAGTTACCATCTAATTTCTCCATAATAACTTCATCCATAAACTTAACTTCTTTCTTAGCTGCTTTCTTTTGTGTAGCTAATTGAGAGTCAATTTGTTTTTGTAACTCATCTTTTACAACAGTTACTTGTGCAGATACCTCTTTAATTTGAGCTTCTGCATTAGCTTGAAAACCTTTAAGGTTCTCAGCCATTTCGTTGATTAAATTTTCCATTTTTACTTTTTAAATAGATTGTTAAATTGCTTAATTGCCTTTAATACTTCTTCATTATTCTTTTCTTCAACTTCTGGTGTCGGCTCAATTGATGGCTCGGATTGAGTGATTGTTTCAGTAATTTCCAAACTTAATAATTCAGCTTGTATTTGTTTTATTTGAATCTCCATCAAAGCAAAGGTGTCATCTGTGAATGTGCCACCTCTAAATGCCTTGATTAAGTTTTCTAATCTTATTGATAAGTTTTCTTTAGTTTCTTTGAACTCACCCTTGAAACCCAATGTTGGTGTTTCTGGATTAGCACCCCAAAGAACTGCTGAACCTTCATATAGTTTTAACTCTGTAATTGTACGCACACCAGTCTTTTGATTTACATCCGACTTTAACGTACTAAAACCGATTGAGTGTTGATTTATTAAACCAGCTTCATATAACTTGATAGCATCTTCGCCACATTCAGTTTCTATTAAGTCTGTAACCGCAACAAGCATATCGCCTTCGATATACAATTCTTTAGGTTTACCTAAAGTGTGTGCCATATCAGCTTTGTGGTCTACTAAAGACCAAATCATATTCTTGCCTTTTGGTCCACGTTCTTTGATAGTCTTGGTAAACGCTTCAGCAACGATAATATCGTTATCCAAATCCACGTTACCAATTCTTGACCAACACGCTTTTACTGTTCTTGATTCTGGCTCTATATCCAAAATCATATCATTGTAGCTTTTGTTTTCAATCTTACTCATATAACAAAGTTATTAATTTTTTTTAATCTGCTAACAAATCTCTTATTAAATTAGAAATTTGCATCAAAGCCACATTATTTATTAGATTCCAAACCAACCCCATATCTCCTCTCGGTGGGTTATCTTGCAACCTTTTTGGCTTTCCATCTTCGCCTCTCACGGCTTCATAGCCTAACGTACAACGGCAATTGATAACATCACCAGCACTTCCACTTGGGTCGCAAGGATGTAACATTTGCTCAAAACCTCCGTTCTTAGTCTTAACATTAAATTTTTCATCGTAAGCTACTTTTATACCATCCATATTATAATGGTCAAACATATCTCTTGGAACTCGCCTTGTTCGGTTATCCCTTGCTGCTATCCATTCCTTCATAGTTACAAGTCCAGTTGCAGCCGTGCCTACCATTGAGCCAATGTTAGCTGCCCTTCCTGTTTCCGTTCTTGCTATCATCTCGGCTCGGTAATCTGTTATCCCAGCCGTTCTTAATAGCTTGATTGTTTCTTGCATTGTCAAACCTTCATCAACTGACTTCATTAAGTATTGTTGAATTTGGTTTTTAGTTGTTTGAGTTATCTCCGCTGCTATATTATCTAAGCCTTTTAGTTCAAGGTAAGTCAACATCACATAAGTAAACAAGTCCGTTTGCTTACTCTTAAACTCCTCTGGTCCGTAATATCCTTTAACCGACTTAGACACATTCTTCTCGGCAATTTGTGCCATCTTAACGCCCATTGCAATATGAACGTTTTGGATGGTCTTTTTTATCTTCTTGTCGCTAATAGCGTTTAAATCTTGGGTATCGCAATAAGTATCTACTTGCCTTTGTAGTTCTTTCTTGAACTTTGGCGAGTAGGTTTTTATTGCGTTTAAATATAGTTTCCTATAATCTTGCCAAATCATTATGCATCTAATTTTTCAAGTAACTTACCAGCTGCATTAAATACATCTGTTTGACCTTGTTGACCAGCTCTTTGTCTTATAGCAATAAGTCCAGCTCTATCAACGTTTACAAAATCACTTGTATAAATGTAGTGCCAATGTTCTTTAGTATCCATATCAGCGTTCGCATCAATGCCTAAAAACCACTTACCATAATCAGCCATTCCATTTTCCTCAATGTATGCATTTTCCTCTGCTGCACTTGGTCTGTTCCAAGTTCTTGAACTAATTACTTTGCCTTGACTTATCAATGAAGCAGCTTGTGTAATACCACTACGATTGATGCCTGTTGTTTTTTTTATTTCGCTTATTAACTGATTAGCTAACTGTACGAATTTCTGTACATTATTCATTTGGTAAAGTTAAAGGTTGAAATTCATCTGGACTTTGTAAACTTGAAGGAATGTATAGTTTCTCCATTTCAGCTTCGTCTATGTAAGGTGGAATCTCTAATCCCATAATATCCATCTTTTGCTTAGGTGCAATCCACCACGCTTTATCTAACCATTCTACTTGCTCTGCTTTGTTGGCTTCTAATTCTCCGTAAACAGTTGGGTCAAAGTCAACGTAAATATCAGTTCCACGATAACCCCAATCAGAATGTAATTTACGATTTAAGTTATCTCTAATACCAACTAACAAAGGAATCGCACAACGAACTGTCAATGCTTTCTCCCCTTCTCTTTGGTTATTGTAAGTCTTATTGTCAGCATCGTTTAACAATTGAGAAGGTACTCCGTAAATGTTACAAAGTGCTTTCATATCCCACTTCTCACTCTCAATAATGTCTAATTCAACAGGACTTAAACCGATTTGCTTCCAGTCTACTTTGTAACCACTAACCGCAATTGAATTAAAGTTAGCAGACCCACCTTTTTCACTCACCGCCTTTTTAAGTGCTTGTGCTTGTTGTG